ATCCCTGCCATCACCGATGACGTGGGGATTGCGAAAGACTGGTCGCCCTTCGCGAGTTGCTTCTTCTCGCGCATCAGCGCCATTGACCCGACCACGGCGAGCTGATCGGCGGTGAGGACTTCGGCCTTGATGGGCATTAGGAATCCTTTCGGCGTGTCGGGGGGGCACATGGAGCATCACCGCGCCGCACGGACTCGCACGCGTACCGCAGCGCGTCGATCACGTGGTTTTTCTTGTCTTCAAGGATCGGCAATACGCGATCCGTCAGCGGGTCGGTCTTCCACGAGTAGTGCGTCAGCTCGTCGCTCGTGTGGACGCAGCGCGGATGCACAACGATGTCATAGGACTTCAGCCACTCGACGCCATCCTTCACGCTGTCCGCGCCCTTGATTGAGCGGATGATTCGTGGGTATCCGTTGCGCTGCATGTAGTCGATTGTCTCGGGCCGCGCGGAGTCGGCGACGATTACCCACTTGTTCGCGTCCGGCACCTCGGCGAAGAGCGTGGGCGTGTCCTCGATCCGGCAGCCGATAGCGTGCGCCTCACGGTCGACGTAGAGCGTGCGACCGTCGAGGTAGCAGCGCACCAGCACGGTCGGGTCAGCGGCGAAGCCCCAGTCGGCCCCGAGATAGAAGACCGCGGCGGCCGGCGTGTCGAACTCCTCAATGCGCCAGTTGCTGAACACGCGCGCCTCGGAGTTGCGCAGATACCCGCCGCGCCACACGTGCTGATACTTGTCCGGGTCGCGGCGACGGTCGTATTCTAGCTCGGCCTTGAGCACCTGCGGGAACCACGGGTTGTCCTCGGGGTTGACCTGGATCACCACGGCACCGGCAGGGCGACCGGCGTGGCGCAGGAAGGCGTCGACGGGGTCGGTCTCGTTGCGCGGATTCCACGAGAACCACAGTTCGCTCTGTTCCTTGCGGATCGTCGGGCGCAGCAGATCGAGCGATCGCTGCGAGAGCGACTGCGCCTCCTCGACCCACGCGATGTCGTAGCCTTCGAGCGACTTGATTGATTCGGCGGTGTGGTTCTGCATTCCATTGAACACGATGCCGCCGTCGCCCTTGCTTGCCTTAATGCCGTCCTGCTGCACGACGAAATACGAGCCGACGTTCATGTCGAGGATCTTGTCTTCAAGCAGCCGCTTGCATGACTGCGCGAGCGAGCGCTGCACTTCGCGGATGCACACGCTGCGGGTCGCGGGGTCGATAATGTGCCGCTCGATCATCAGCTCGGCGAAGGTGTGCGACTTGCCGCTGCCGCGGCCGCCGTAAACGCCCTTGTAGCGCGCGTGCTCGAGGATCGGTTCGGCCCAGGCGGGGGTTTGGATCGTGAGGGTTGCGCCGCTCATTCGGCGGGCTTCACAATTTCTCGCACGATGCGCTTTATTTCGACAGCGCCGGAATGCTCAACTTCTTGCTTCTCGCGCCACTTCTCGGGCCGGCGGTTTTTCAGCCAGAAAATGCACGCAGTCACGTCGGGCGGGTAGTGCTCGGTGAAGGGCGCATACACCGGAGACGCGGCACCTTGCGGCATGAAAATCTTGACGGCGTTCGGATTGTTGTACCCGGTCGCACGCTCGAAAAGACTTCGCTCGACCTTGTCGTCAGGAAGGGCGCGGCCGGCGTTTAGGGATGTGCGAAATTCTTTATGCGACTGTTTCCAGCGCGTGAAAGTGCTCGGGTTGATCCCGAACTTCTCAGCAATCTCAGCCTCGGTCCTTCCAGCCGCTGCCCACGCTTCGGCAAGAGCGGGGTGAAGGATCGAGTTGTACTTGGTCGGGCGGGCCACCTATCGCCGCCCTTCGGGAGTTACAGGCGCTCGCCTCGATTCGGTTGCCCGTGACTCGCGGGCCTCGCTATCGCTCCGACGGGTTTGCGCCATGCACAGACCCATAACACAATCTTTTCACAATGTCAAGATATTTCAATCCCCAAGTCCCGCAGGATCTCCTCGACCGTGCTTACGATGCGGTAGTGACCGCGCCATGCAGCGAGGAGCGCCTGTTGCTTGTCGGTGGTCTTGCGATCCTTGAGCCCGAGCGTTCCGTCCTTGCGCAGCGCGCGCCGGGACTTGATCTCGTACCAGTAGGTGCGCCCCTGGTAGCCCACCAGCACGTCATTGTGGCCAAGGGCGACGGTGACTCCGGGGATGCTCTGGAGCACGGCACAGATGGGCTTCTGGGCGGTGTCGATGTTGGCGCGGCGGTAGCGGCGGCTCATGCTACCACCACCTTGGGCTGTCTTGTCGCGTCAAGGATTTCCTGTTTCGCCCGGAGTAACGCCATGACGGTTGCGACGTCGCCCGCCCTCTCAGCCAAACCGATCATGAGCGTCAGCCGGTGTTGGATGGTGGTTCTCATGTCTTCGTCGATCACTCGCTCATCCTCCCGCTTGCGTAGTGGTACTGGAACCTGACATCCCCTGGCTTGCCGGTGCTTTTGAAGCGAACCTTTTGCACGATCACGTCGAGATTGTTTACAGTGATGTCCTTTCGGTGCACGACGATCCCGACGTCGGCTTTTGCCCTCCAGTGAGCCGACCCACTGATGTCCCACAAACTCGGGACCGGGTAACTCCCGTCTCTCGCGCGCTGGAGTTTTGCCGGGTGGGCTACTACCCAAAGCGCGACGTTGAACTTCCTTGCGAATTCCCGAAGGCAGGTCAGGCACAGGCTAATGTACTCGGTTTCGGTGTGCGATGCTGATCGCATATGCTCAACTTCGTTCCATGGATCAAGCACTAGGGCGTTGACGCCATAATCAAGGATGTGGTGCGTCCACACCTCAAGTATTTCCGGAAGACTTGGCGACGGGAGATCAACCCACATGAACCGCGGCTTGATAAATTCCATCGCCCTGCCGAGTGTGGTGAAATCCATCTTCGTGTAATCACCGCTTGGGTGTTTCGTGCGCAGCGAGTGGCCGGCGTGAATCTCAATCAGCTTCCGCAGGTGCCTGGCGTATGGTTTGTTTTCCGGACTGAAGAACGAGAACTTAAATTTGTGGTCGCGCGCCAGATTCATCGCCAGGCAATCGACGAACGCGCTTTTCCCGTGCGACGGGACTCCAGTAACGATGCACATCTCGCCAGGCTTGACGGTGTAAAATTCATCAAGGGCGGACCAGCCCGTGGACACGCCTTCATCTTCTCCGTGCTGATGAATTTTCTCTAGGCCGTCAACGAGGTCCTCCCAGTTGGAATCAAACTCTCCGTTCTTAACGCGGGCCTCGTAGTGCGCGAGCTGGTCAGTTCCGCGGGGCGCTGATGCCATCCCAAACCCCCTCTTGTTTTTCCGGGTGATCCTTGCGCCACCAGTTCAAGATTGTGTGATAGTGCGATTTGTACTTCACGCCCTTGCTGCCGATGTAGTCATTCAGGCGGGCGATCATTTCTTCGGCCTTGCCGTTGAGGTCGGCCTTGAGCTTTGAATATTCGTCCGGGGTAAGGAACACAAAATCAAGGTGTCGGGCCTTGGTGCCTTCACCCAATATCTTCTTTTGATTCTGATTCTGATTCTGATTAGGTGTAGGTGACCTATCCGTCCTGGCTATAGCTGTCCTATTAGGTGACCTACCGGCGGGATTTTTCTTCCCCCACATAGACTTAGCCCGTGCTTGCCCACCCGCTACCTGCTTTTGATAGATGTCATTTGCCTTGTCATGCTCGATTTTTAACCTCGGATTGGTGATGCGCAGGCCGTCATCTGACACACTCATTGTGGTGTCGACGATACGTTGCACGATAGGTGACCTATCGGTGTCCAGGATGGCGCAAAGGTCGGCCAAATCTGACGGCAAGGAACAGTCGTTTTCCTGCCACATAAAACAGAGCAAATCGAGGTACATTGAGCGGGCTTCTCTGGGCAATCTTTTCACGGCTGCCGAAGACAACCAGTCGGCCGGGTAAAACGGGAAATAGGCTAACCCCATTCGCCACCTATATCGAGAAAGCGCCGCCGTTCCCCGGCAGGACTACTACCGGCCAAGGTTTCGAACGGACGGGTACTAGACGGCGCTTGCTCTTCGGTTTTCACGGTTCGATTCCTTGGCCATACCACAACCCTACTTCAATTTCCCTTGACTGTCAACCAACCCCAACGCCTCAGTTCTGATCGCCAGCCGCTCATCAACCTCATCCCCCTCGCGGCTCCCAGGGTGCAGATTCGCCGCCCACCAGATGCGCAGGATGGCCTCGGGGGCGGCGTCGACGTCGGCGATGGTGATCACCTACCAGCCCATCTCCACCGAAACTCCATCGAGACCGTCCGTCAGCGCCAAAACCTGCCTCAGCGCAGCGACCGAAAACACGGTGAGCACGAGCGTCACGCAGGCGCCGGGGGCGCGAGGGGCCACAGGCGGCGCCAGAGTGGCAGGGACGGGCCTTCCCTTTGCGATCGGCGCAGAGGCCTTACTCGGGGGCGTCTTCGCCGGTTTCGGGGCGGAAGCGGCCTTCGTGGCGCCCTGCTGGCCCTTCTTGAGCGCCCGGTCCGCCGCGTTCTGCGCGCGCTTGTAGCACTTCGGGCAGCCGCGCCCACCGCCGAAGAACTTCTCTGACATCCGTAGAGCAACGCCATCTGACCCGCAGTGCGGGCATTTCCCGTGTTCGATTGGCGGTCGTTTCGGCGTTGGCATCCTCTTCTCCTCCTCGCGCACCGTCGCCGGTGCGGCTGGTTTCGGTTGCTTGTCGGCCCGGCTCATGAGTCCGGCCAGGCCGTTCTTCTTCGCTTTGTGGTCGATCTTTCCTGGAGACAGATCCACCGGCCCGCGGCAGTCGGCGCAGAGAGAGAAATCCATCGAGCCGGGGCCGGTGCAGGGGGTCACTTGGTATCTGCAGGTGCTCACGGATGCCTCTGGCACGTCTTGCAGCTCTCCAGCGTGCCGCGCAAGTCCGTACACGCGACAAGCCGCAGCACGCCCTTGGAGTCGTAGTCCGAGCGCAGCGGGCAGCCGACCACGCGGGGACCGGCGAAGCGATAGCGCGGGGCGTAGCTGGCGTCGTGCTCGCGCGGCGGGATCACGAGCGGCGTCTGTCCGGTGCGGTGACGGGCGTCTCGGGCGGCGCTCATGGGAGCAGTACCAAATTCGTCAGCGCCGAGCCGTGTTCTTCGGCGCGAACAATTACCGGGTCGAACCCCTCCTGCTCTCCGTTTTGAATTGCCCGGCGTGCCTGCGCTTCGGTATTCTCGACCTGGAGCACAATTGCGGAGTCGATACTCACACGGGCGCGGCCATCCATCAGTAAATACTGGTATTTCACCCCGCCTCCGCTTTCTTCGCCCGAATGTCGTCAATCCTCGCCAGCAGGTACGTCAGGCCGTCCTCGTTGAGCAGCGCGGCCAGCTTGAGGCACTTGTCGAGCGTTCGCAGGTTGGAATCCATCGTGAGGCGGGGCTTGATGAGGACTTCGACGGTCGCTTCGCGTGCCATCAGCCTCTTCCTCTAACTTGGGTTTCCTGTGAGAACGACACCCCCGGCACCTTGATCGCCGTCTTCGTCGCAGCCGCCTGCCGATTCCCCGCCTGCTGGCTAAACTCGATCTTGAGCATCCCCCGCGCCAGCGCCTTGATTGTCGGGTCGACCCCGGTGACGGCGGCCAGCAGCAGGGCCTCGAGGTCGGTGCAGGTCGCCTTCCACGGGCGCGCGGCACTCAGGCCGGAGACGGCCACCGGCGGGGGCGGCACGTAGGCGGGAACGGTCGCGGCCTGCTGCGTCTGCATGTCGGCCTTGGCCTCCTTGGCCTCGGCATCCTTGCGGGCCTTCTCGGCGAGCAGCTCGGCGGCCTTGCGTGCGGCCTCGTCACCGGCAGCGGCAGCGGCCTCGGCATCCCGGCGGGCCTTCTCCTCGGCCTCGCGGGCAATCTGTGCCTTGCGCTCGTTCTCCCGGGCCAGCGCCTCGATCCGCAGCCGCTCCTTCTCCGCTGCCTCGTGCGCGATCCTGGCGGCCTCTTCGGCCTTCTTGCGCTCGGCGTCGAGGTACTGACGCTGCTTCGGCTCCAGCTCGGCCACAAGGGCCAGATACGGGGCCTGGCGGGCCTTCCAGCGCTCGTCGCACGACTTGCCGGCGGCGAGGATGCCCGCCTTCTCCTCGACGCGCAGGGCCTCAAGGGTCTTGATCCGGGCCTTGGCCTCGGACGTGATTGATGCACTCATTTGCATCGTCTCGGCGTCCACGATCTGGAGCGAGTTGGCGCGCTCGGCGATTTGCAGGGCGAGCGGCTCGACTTCGGTGACCTCGGGTTCGATAACGGCGGTGTCTGGCATGATACTACTCCTCCTTCAAAGACTGGTTGCGGACTCCTGAAAATGCGAACTCGCCGTGCAGTTCGCAGGCGGCGGCGGCTCGCGCCATGTGTGCTTGATCTGGGGTTAAAAAAAGCCCAAGGTGGCGCTGTTTCCCGTGAAGCATTATTGACGCATGGAACAAGCCAACTTGCCGGTTGAAAGAAACGCCTTTAAACCCAGACGTATTGTCCCTGCGGACCTTGCTGTTGTGTTGATTGTCGGCTTTGCTTGCCTCGCGCAGATTGTCGAGCCTGTTGTCGTCTTTGATTCCGTTCCTGTGGTCAATTTCTTCGGTCGGGTCAGCCCCGTGCACCATCTTCCAGGCGATGCGGTGTGCGTAATACTTCCTTCCTTTGATCTTGACCATTCTGTGGCCCGCGGTGTTTAAATTGCCAGCGACCGCTCCGTCCTTAGCCCTTCCTCCAACCCCGCTTTTCCAGCGCAACTCTCCCGTAATGCGATCATATGTCAGCGCGAGATTAAGGCTGGAGTGTCCTGGTAATGGCAGGAAATTAAGCACCTTGCTCATCCTTTCTTTCCGGAGGAGCCTCGCGCCAACCGCGGCGAATATCCATCTGCATCACGAATAGCCTCGAACAAAACTCTTTCCAGTCGGTCGTCCGAAAGAGATCCGTGTCAGCCCTGTCGTCATAGAACCTGTATGAGCCGTCCGCCATCAACGCAACGGCCCCGCGCCAAAAACGCGACTCTCCGCAATATCCTGCGATTTGAAGTCCGGTTGTCGGCGGGACCGCCCCGCTTCCGGAACACTTCAAATCCAGAATTCCCTCGCCCCGGCGCCCGTACATCATCACGCGCTTGTCGAGCGTCCCGCAGTACCCGCGCGCCTTGTCCTCGACCGGCTCCTCGGAGGCGAGCACGAAGATCCGCAGTTCGCGCTTGCACCGCTCCCAGGCCTCGACGTAGCCGCGCCACGGCTCATGGATCGGATCGGCGAGCGTCTTCCCGTCGTCGAGTAGCGCCGTGACCTGGTGGACATAGCGGCCTCGGTACATCGCCTCGGGCGGGATGAACTCCTTGCCCGGGGTCGGCAGGATCGAAGTGACGTGAAGCAGGTGCATTGCCCTACTGCTTCCCCTTGTACTCTTCGCGCAACTGATCCCGCATCTGTTCGAGCTTCCCGGCCTTCCCGAAGACCTTGAGCCCCTGATTGATGTCGGCGGCGGCCTTACCGAGGCACTCCCCCAGTTCGCGGATCTCGTCTTCGACGGTGCGTTCGGCATCATTTTCCGGCGGTGTTTCCGGTGTCGCCTGGGCGGCTTCCACGGCGCGGGGCATCGGGGGAAGCGCAGCGCGCTCCTCCAGCGGCGTCACGTCGATGATGTCGTTTTCCTCCTCGCGCGAGCGCATCCCCTTGAGCACGTCAGCAAACCCGTCCCGAAGCGTGAAGGCCCGGGCGCGCAACTTCATCATCCGCTGCGGGTACTCGCTCCACGGCCCTGTCTTCCCGGCCAGTTTCGCCCGCTTGGCGTCGTCCATGGTGAAGGTGTTTTCAATCGGCTCTCCCTGCCCCTTGCGCCTGGCCATCGCTCGGAACCCGATCACCTCGCCGGAGGGCAGCTTGATCGGATCCTCCCGGTAGTCTTCGAGCAGGCCGGATGACTGCACGATCGCCAGCATCGCATCACCCCAGATGCTCGGGCGCCCGTTGATGACGGCGATGTTCTGCACCGCGGCCATCGGGGAGAGTCCAACCTCCAGCCCGGCCATGACGGCGACGGCGACGGCCTCTTTGGTCTTGATGCTCGTAGGCATCAGGCCGGAGGCGAACATCAGGCCGGCGAGCCGCTGGAGTTCGTCCAGGTTCGTCGGGATCAGAGCGAGGGCCTGCTTCCCGGTGCTGATCTGCGGGCGCGGTGCTTCCGGTGGTGCAACTGCGGTTCCGTTCTCGTTCATGACCTACTTCCTCCCCTGTGATTCGTTGATTGCGTCGGCCGTGCACTTTGCGCACGGCTCTACCTCGATTAAGTTTTTCTTGAGATAGCGCATCGGCCTGTTGCGTTCGAAATACTCCGCATTCAGGCCGAGCCCGCACGTTGCACATTGCACCTCGACGTCTTCCTCGTGATCGACGACCTGATTTCCCGTTACGGTTATCATCGCGCCGTCTCCTTCAGCCCCGTGAAATCCGGGGCCGATCCCGGCGTCAAATACTTGCGTCCGGCCTCGTCCTGGCCAACCGGCAGCGAGTGGAAGTTCCCGAGGTAGCCGTCGGTCGCCCCCGTCAGATCCAGCGGGCGCGGCGGCGTCGTCTGGAACGCGGCGAGAATCTCGGCGAAGATCGGATGCAGGATCATCGTCCCCTCCTGTCCATCGCCGCGACCGCATCCCGCTCCAGCGCCGCGATATCGCTGTACCGCGCAACATCGGCCCTGCAGCTCGCTAGTTCGCGCTTCGCCTCGGCCTGAAGCAGCGCCTGCGCCTCATCGTGTTTGCGCTCCGCGTAGGTGCTCAGCCCGATGTGCACCGCCGCCATGATCGCAACGCCCAGCAGCAGCGCCGGGACGGCAGCGAGGATCGCCGTGTGCAGGGTTTCGGTGCGCAGCTGGCCCTCGGTGGTGACGCGAACGGCGTCGGCGCGGGGCTTCATTTAGGCCACCTCGAACTTCAGCGGCGAGGTAGCGCCAAGGGGCAGCTCGGGGGCGACGGGGGGCTTGCCGTCCATAATCTCGTGCAGCCTCGACTTGAGTGCTTCCGTGTTTGCAGAGATGGTCCAGATAAGAATTGCCTTGGCCAGATCGCGGCACCGGCAGGCGGGCGCCTCGACAACCGGCTTGGGCTTGGTGATGTTCAGCGCGCGCTTGGCCGAGAGCACGTTGCTGCTGGTAACGCCGAACTTGAGTTCAGCCGCCGCCAGCACCGCGCACTTCTGAGCGGTCGCCGTCGAGCAGAACTCGCGGGACTCGTCCAGCCACTTGTACAGCCGCGTCACCTGGGCATCGGTGAGCGCGTTGTTGCGACGTTTGACAACCGGGCTGTCCATCGTTACATTCCTCCTGTCTGGTTGTTGTCCGAGCGCCCGGGGTGGCTTCCCTTGGCGCTCTTTTTGTTTTTGCCGCTGGTGATCGCGTGGTGTCCACAACGGACCGCAGAGTCAACCCCCCGGTCACCTCGGCGTCCGTTGGCTCCTGCGAGATCCCCTCCGAGGCCGGCGGCGCGGCCCTTGGGACTCACTTTCAAGTGCTGCTGGTCAAGAACCGATCCGTCCGAGCGAAACGAACGCAGCGTGATCAAGTCTGGCGGCTGCGCAGATGAGACGCGGACGGGGATACCCCAGAGACTCACTGTCTCCTCCCCCTCCCACGGCTCCCGCAGGCAATCGATCAGCGAGCGGATCAGGGTCGGGTGGCAGATGGGGGTGGTCATCAACCCCTCTCGGCCTCGATCTCAGCCATGTACCGCGACGTCACCAGCGCGAAATCGGCCATCGACACCGTGCCGGCGAGCCAGCCGTGATAGGCGGTGGTGAGGGAGTCGAAGCGGGTGAGGTTGAAGTCGTCGGGGGCGGTCATCGCTTCTGCGCCAGTACCGCCAACTCTTGCGGCAGATAGTGTTCAAGCGCCTCGGCTGCCACCACTTCGATCTTGCGACCCTCGCGCCCGGCCCGCATTCTGAGCGCACGATGCAGACGCTCGGGAAGCCGGAAACTCATCGTCTTTTTGTCCTCGGTCTTTGCCATGTTCGATCCTCCTTGTCATGCAATCTAGTCTTTTTGGTTTTCACTGTCAAGCATTATTTTTCTATTGCATTGCTAGAAAGATTATTGTAGATTGTGGGCATGAAGTCAACCGATAACAACGGAGGGTGAAGTGGTGGAGCTATTTAAAAAGGAAGATCTCGACCCGTGCTTTCGCGAGTGGACCGGGATGCCAGAGTTTTCGCACGAAGACTTGGCCCCAGCTTTTCAATTACTTCTTAGCTTCTCCTGCGCCGCAGAAGTAGAAGAGTTCGCGCAAAGCATAGGACAGAAAATAAGTACGGCCAGTGCAGGGAAACGCCTAGTGAAAAGCGTTTGGTATACCTCTCAGGAGATCGGGAGATACGCCA